GGCATTAGTCCATCTTTCTTGGCTGTAGCAACACCAATCAGTTCTCCCAGGACTTTCGCGGCAGCCGAAGAAGATGTTAAAGTTGGGTTCTTGGAACCGTCCAAAGTACGGAGCCAAGAGAAGGTGTCGGACTGGGGCAACTGGTCCTCAAACTCATCTGTTCCGGCTGCCGCAGCGGCAGCAAATGTTGATATTTCTGATGCAGCGGAAACAATCCGTGCGGAAACTAATTCTGTCATCTCATCGACGGTCACCTGTCGTTCGTTGCCGTTTTTATCCACAGCTTTAAAGCCAACTATATTATTCAAGTCCATAATGCAAATTTTAAAATTAAAACAAATACTTCACCCATGCAAAATAATTACTGTTCTCAATATAATTCGGATCATCCTCGTTGGAATATGCCTCCCTCTCAAACGATACCATCTTATACGCCCTGCCGGCATCCTTCAACCGTACCGCCCTGACCAGCTCCACACCATACCAGAGATAGAATGCCAGCCCGGCCAGTACCAGCCACCAGGCGGAAAGGTCAAAACACAACAGCAAGATCCAGATAACTGTACCGGTGGCAACTGCCATCTCAACCCATTGACGGGCGTGGGTACACTCATGGTTTTTCACTTTCTGAGTGATTTTCTCTTCCGGTCGCTTGCTTAAAACAAACGGACCGATTGTTATCGTATGGCAAGAACTGAACGCAAGCAGCACCTTTGCCAGAAGGTTGTTACAATATACCTTTTTCATAGCGTTTCTATTTCTGATTCAAGTTCAGCAATATGGTTGTCTATACACGTATTCACCTCGTCATTGAAGTTCGCTATATCCAGTTCCACACATCCGGCACTTGACCGGGCGCTACTGTAGATACGGACATAGCCTCCGTTATTCAATGTATTTTTCGCCAGCTTCAGTTTCGCCAGTTCGTCATTGATTCGGCTGGCGCGTTCCAAATTCTCAATCTTCATGTTGTTCCTCCTTCTTTTTATCCAGATAATCATTCAACGAATCGGCCAGCAAGCCGGACAACATAGGGGTAGAACGTCTTATGATATCCACCTCCTCTTCGTCAAGTTCCACACCATCTACAGTCGACTTGAAGATTTTCTCCGCAAGGAGATGCGCCTTCAAGCCCGCTACGTTCTTATATATCCAGTCACCGAAGGCCTCAGTGATGTTACTGGCTATAAGCTTTTCTTTTTTAATCCCATCATAAATAGGGAATTGTGCAAAATTTATTCTCATACTTTATATTTAAATTATCCGCAATAAAACATAACCCAATAATTACCCATACACTTAATGAAGCCGGATGCAAAATCCAAATCAATATAAGACACCTCCTGTCCTCCGGGAGCAGGCAGGATCCGTCCTCCTGTCAATCTTACTCCGCCGCTCATACGTTTGAAGTATATAGTATGTCCCGGAACATCCGGAGGAAGTGTCACTTCTATATTACCCGTATTAATAAACATCACATTATCATCGTTGTTGTTCAATGAAGCTTTGACAGAGATATTCCTCCAGTTGCCAACTATGCCACGAAGAGAAACATAGCTGTCATTGTTCGGATGAAGGAAAATGTTACCTCCCTCCACGAATAGAGGAATGCTCGGAGTCTTGATGTGCATTCCGATCATGGCATTTGGACTCTGTATGTCAATTCCAGCATCATACTTAATCCCTTCAATGGTGACAAACTGCGTGTTTCCCCCGATTCTTACGTTTGCAAATGTCCTTTCGTTATAAAACTCAATTTGTCCGGCAGACAAATTGAAACCGACGTATTTATTTGTTTCATTTTCATAAAGGATCTTTGAGGACAATACCCCCGAAATGATGGAGAACGGGCCAATACGTCCTTTATCCGCCGTGATTGTTCCTGTAATCTCTGCTAATTTGCATTTAAAATACCCGGTTTCACCGTTGATAAGAAGAGTTTCACCTTTGTCATTAAAAGACTTGAGAACCTTGTCTTTGAACATGAAGCCGGCTACATTCGCACCATCGGCAAACAGGGTGTCAGTAGCGATATTCACAAACTTCTGCATGGCTTCCCAATTGGAATCACCGTTGACAGATGTGGGTGCATCGGTAATGGAAGCACCGTAATTCTTTACAAGGAAATTATAATAAACTCCCCCTATCAGATATATGACCTTATCCCGGTAATCCGCATTCCAGACATAAGTCTGTCCTGATGCGAATACACCTCTGTCACGGGGAAACGCCCCTGTTGCTCCGGTTGCTCCTATGGCACCATCATTAGCTACACCCACCCCTTTTTCAGCGACAAAATTATTATTCCATGCGTTCGCGTCCGATGCGGATTGATAAGCCCGGACGGCAAACTGGGTGTATCCGGCTGTCGCAGGTACGGATATCTGGCTGTTCAGTGTCGCACCTACATGAGCCAGCCAGCTTCCGTTGTATTTGCGTGCAGCCAGATAAAGCGTGCTGCACGTGCTTACATTGCCTGCCACATTCTGTTTGCAAGTGACAAGGAATCCAGACGGGGATGGCGTGCCCGTACTGGTGAAGTTGATCACGCTGACAGGACTGTCCAGCCAGTAGGATGCCGACGGTCCGACGGGGGCAACCATCTCCTGCCAGTCTGCATGTACCGTCCGGTTCGCAGATCTGCCGGCGAGGATGTATCCGCCGTTTCTTTTCCTGCGGAGTCTGCCGTTTCTGAACCTTGCAATTTTAATCGGAGGGTTGGAGGTTTCAACCTTGCTTAAGTAAGATCCTCCGGCAAACGATACTGTACTGTTCTTGGCATACGGAGTATTGGCGGATTCCCAATGACCGGCTGCTGTGATGCTCTCACCATCAGCCCCATCCTTACCATCTACAAGCATGGGAACGGTTTCAACATCCACTATCTGGTCATTCACGTAAAAGATAAACTTCAATGTCTTCGTAAAGTTTCCGCTTGATATGGCTGTATTGTTGTTTATGGTAGTTTCTGCTCCACCATCTATGCTGTATTTCAATGTACCGTCCGTTGTGGTGGATATCACGCCCCCCACTGACTTTTGTCTGTAACATGATACGGAAGACACGCTGTAGTTCCCATTCTTGTCCTTGCTTACAGAAGTGGCAGAAACGATTATACTGTATAGCACGGCATCTGAACCGTCCGCACCTCCACGGACCCCGGCTACAGTGAATGACAGATCACGGGAATACTGCTGCCCGTTCTTTGTAGCCCTGATTGTGATCTTCACCGTGTTTGTCGCAGCAAGAGTAGCTCCGGCAGATACCGATATTGTCACCACTCCCGTATTCTTGTCTGTCGCACACAGAAGATTTGTGTCAGGTGTACAGGTGATGCTGTCAAGCGTGAGCTTCTCCGTTCCATACCACATACTGACAGTTGTATTCCAAGTCTGTGAGGATACGACCTTCCTATCTGAAGTAAGGGCTGCATTGACCATCTCGTTATCGAAGTCCGCCATGATGGCATTCTCCCCGTCCTTACTCCAGCGATGCACCACGGCAGGAGTGCTGAACTCTGACCATACACCGTTTTCCTTGAAACGCTTGCAACCCCATTCAACCTGATGATCAGCGTCCACTCCTACAAAATCATCCGTCCAGCCTTCAGGGATATCATCATCCTTCTGCTGGCTGTCCGGTTTTGCCGGAGGATTGTCTATGATATTGCCTCTTGTGTAGATATACTCATAATCCTTACCGTCTTTTCCGTCCGATATCATGAGCTGCCATCTTCCGTCCTGATAGATGTAGGTAGCCCGGTCAGTCGTGTTGCGGTATGAATCACCATTTTTCGGATTGGCAGGAGCCGTGGCAAATTCACCAAGGAAGGTGATACTCTCACCTTTCAGTTCACGCCCGTCAAGCAACATATCCCAATCCTCGTTAACCTCCCAGTCGGCAGGTTTCCCGGCAAGATAGTAACCACCGTCCTTCTTCCTTAAGAAATTGCCACCTTTTACACGCAATATTCTGATGGGAGGATTGGAGGTTTCCACCTTGGATATAAAGACGCAATTGGCAAGAGTGACCATTGTATTGGCTTTGTACGGGGTTTTGGAGGATTCCCAATGACCGCCACCTATTACAGACAGACCCGGTTCACCTTTTTGCCCTTCCGCCACTTGTTTCAACCATGCCGGATTATCATCAGAAGGTTCTGTTGTCGTTCCGTTATCATCAACACACAACCACAAAGCCCCGTTATGTGACACCCGGTCATAGTAGGCGTACTTCCCTGCAACCCATTCACCCTTGTCCAAGGGTACACGAACCTTGTTCCCCGTTATCTCATCTATCTGGAAGATAAGCCCAGTCAATAAGACCTGTTGCAACACGGCTGAATATTTCTCGCAATCAATTCCGTTAACGGTCATGCCCTTTTTTTTGCCGAACCACGCAGGCATCTGCGCCGGCTCCGGGTCCCAAGTGTTGGCATTGTCAAAGAATGTAATACAGTTGTTTCCGTTGACTGAATCAATAAGTATATAAGTCTGACGTTCCGGGTCCGTAAAGTTACCTGTTTGTGCCAATACCATCTGTTCGGCAGGTTTCCAGTCAGAATGCCCCGGACGGGGAATGACAGTAAACTTCTTGGCTGTATAATCTGCGGCAGTCACCCGGAATTTCATTTCTTCAAAGCCGTTCAGCTTGCCTTCGCTATTTTTAGTCACAAAATAGGTGGTAAGGATGTCATCAACAAACTGGCTCAATCCGTCCGCATCTGTCAGATCGGGAGTGATGGTGTAGGTTCCATCGCCGTTATCCACGTATGACAATACGGTACAACCACCACCGGGGGAGTTTACCATACGTCCTTTGAAATAGGTTGTACGGTTATAGGCTATTTCAGGAACAAACAAACGCTTACGAAATACACCGCTTTCCATTTCAAGATTGCCCTTTTCGTCTATGTAACCACCTGATACACCGGTAACGAAATCACCGAACTTGGCATATTTCTTAATGACAGTTCCGCCCAACAGGGATAATAGGAAACCGGTGCGTTCCTCCGTGTCCTTGCGCATGAACATGATCAGCGAGCGCAATGCGGAATACACGTTATGGTCTGTCGCAGGGGTGGAGTCATTCCTTCTTATCACATACACACCGCTGCCACCACCGCCCGTATAGGTCTGTCCCTTCAGGGTAAGGCTCTCAACCTTT